TTGGGGTTTCGCTTATTTGAAACAAAAAAAAGGTCTCGTGAGAGACCTTTTTCAAAAGTGCTAAACTTTTAGATTTACAGAATGTTAGAAACTGCAAATTTTCTGTAGTACTGGTTAGTACCTGCAGATGCAAGTCCGTCAGCTGGTGTAGCACCAACGAAAGGATTTGAAACCATACCATATCTAGTTTTGAAACCGATTTTTGGTTGGAATGTGTTCTCGCCAACTGCACGAACCATTTGTAATGGAACGTATGGGCAATAGAACATACCTGCATCATAAGGGTTAGTTCCTCTATAACCAACAGTCAAGTAATCAGAACCTGCATAAGGGTCTATGTATACTTTAACTCTACCGTTAAGAACACCAGCAAATGTATTGCCTGTGTCATCTACGTTTAGAGATGTTGATAAAGCAGGTGCGTAATCTAATACTCCTGCCATAGAAAGAGCAGATGCTACGTCTGAAGAACATAGAATAAAGTTTCCTTTACCTCTACGAGTTTCTTTAGCGATTGCATTTGATTCTCTTTCGATTTGGAACAATAATCCTTTGAATTTCTCAACTGACCAACGTCCGTTAGCGTCAACGTCTAAATTGAACGTACCTGCAGAAGCAGCTGCTGATGCACCTGTTTTCGCTTGTATGTTAACGTTTCTGACAACTTCTCTGTTGATTTCAGCAAGAATTTCTGATGAAAGAATATTTGCTAATTCTGATTCTGCATCAAGACCGTGGATTGCTTTAAGGTCTTGTGCAAGTTCGAGTGTGTACTCAGCTTTTAATGCTCTTGACTTAGCTGTCACTGTAGCTTTCTCAATTGAGAAACCCATCTGTGCAAAACCGTTAGATGCTTCAACATCTCCAAGTGCCTCTGCAGATGCAGTAGACATACCTGAACCTGTGTCAGAAGCATAAGAACCGCTGAACGGGTCTCCTGTCTGAGCAGCTAAAGGGCCTGCAGCTGTAGGGTTAACGCCAGCAGAGTAATCACTCTGTACTTCGTCAATTCCCATAGCTTCAGATTTAGTTAAACGTGTTCCTGAAGGATAATCGTTATATCTTGCTTTCATAGCAAAGATTAATCCAGTAGGGCCAGTCATTGGTTGAACTCCACAAATGTCGTATGCAACGAGATTTGGCATAGCACGTCTTACTAGGGAGATTAAAATCGGATCCCAGTTAGAAATGCCTGTTCCAGTAGCATTTAAAGGTGCAGCTTCTTGTAGATTTTGTTCTGCAAGGGCTTTCTCTTGGTTTTCCAAGATAACTGCAGTGACGGCTCTTTTGTAGTTGTCTTCGATTTTAGGTAAATCGGAGTGCTCTAGAATAGGTTGCCACTTTTCTTGTAAGTTTTCTGATAAAAACATTTTATTTTCCTTTAAATTAAAACCTAACCGAGAGGGTTAAGTTTGGTTATTGCAGACGAATACTTACTCATAGTAGGGTCAATGACTTTCTCTGTTTCTTCAACTTCGAATTCATTTGCACCTTCTACGATGTTTGTTTCCGCCTCAACTTTCTCTCCGTCTACTTTGAAGTATGCTTCTTTGATTTCGGAAATCTTCTCAGCGAAGTCTTCTGCATCTTTGAAATCTACTCCTTCAGCAAGTGAAGAAAGTTTCTCTTTTTGTGTATCAGTCAAATCTTTCGATGCTTCCGATACAACGTTGCCTCTCTTGAGAGTATCTAACTCTTCAACGATTGCCATGTTTTGTGACACTTCACCGTCAAGTTTAGCTTCCATCTCTTCGAGACGATTTGCGAGTTCATCGATAACATCATACTTATCTTCAGGAACGTCAACATAATGTTCTACGAACAATGTTTTCAAACCTTCAATAAAGTTTTCTGTCATTTCTGACCTCAAACCACGTTCAATTGCGAGTTCGTTTTCTTTCGTCCACTCTTCTGCACAATATGTTAAGTACTTGTCAACACCTTCCGATAGGTCAGCTTTAACAGACTCAACTGTAGTTTTTAATTCTTCTTGATATTTCGCATCAAGGTCTTCTTTAACTTCCTGTACTTTTGATTGTACAGCAGCTTTAAAGATTGTTTTTGCCTTTTCAGCATTTTCGTCTGAAAGGTCTAATGCTTCTGAAATTGCTGATAGGTCGTCATCTATTTCAATTTCAACTAACGAAGACTCAACGTCTGCAGAAACTTCTTCTGCAACTGCATCTTCTTCTGCATCTTCTGTAATTTCTTCAGATACTTCTTCGGACATAGACTCAAGGATTTCTCCTACTTTCTCTTCGTCCAGTGTCTTCAAAGACTCAACAATTGCTCTTGCAACTTCTGCTTTAGTCAAACTTTCGTCCTCTTCAGATTCAGATATTGTAGACAACACTGATTGAAGTTCTTCCTTAGTCATTTCCTTCATATTGTTGACTATAGCTTTAATTGATTCCATCTTTGAAGGTTTTGCATCTTCTTTGATTTTCTCTTGCTTTTCAGCTTTACCAGCACCTTTCTTCTGAGGGTCGCCTTCATTTGAAGGAACTTTCTTCTCAGCGTCTTTTACTGCCTTAACTGCTTTGTCAACAGGATTGGTTTCAACTGGGACGACTTCCGCTTTACCTGACTCAATAGACTCAGCATCGGATGAACCTTGTTTGACTGGTTTCTTGTCACCTTTTTCAGCTTTAGCGTCAGGTTGTCCTGCCTCTAATACTGTTTCTACAGTTTCGTCAACTGTAAGGTTATTTTCTAACTCTGCCATTTTTTTCTCCTGTTTTAATACTTTAATGTATTACTTTATTTTATTTATATGTTATAGACTCTCAACGAACCTTTTCCATAGATTTAACTTCGTTTCTTCAAGGTTATTTAGTCTTGCAGACTTAAGTTCTTTCTGCATATCCTCTACTTGAAGTGCTGTAAGGATACCATTTTGGTATACCCATTCGACACCTTCCATAATCCCTTCGACAAATGCCTCAGGAGCGGATGGGTCTGCAACGATATCACCTGCAGTAGCAAGTTGAAAATCGTCTTTAACATATTGTGCATTCCCCTTCTGTTCTAAAGAACCTAGTCCTCTAGAAGATACTCCGAGTTTTGCACCATCGTTTATGAGAGCTTTTACAATCTCTCCGTTTGGAGTACTTAAAACCTTTGCTTTACCGATATAGTTCTTACCTTCCAACTCTAATGATTGGATTAAGTGAGACACTTTATCTAAATTAATAGTAGGCCCTTCAGGATGTCCTAACTCACCGAATGCACGGTCTTTTTCTACGAACTCCTTCTTATAACGGTTAACTTCCTTTTCCATAATGGATTTGGGATAGACCCTACCATTACGGTTTTTTATGTCTGCCTGCATAAAGACACCTTCTATGAAGTAGTCCTTTTTACCATTTACACTCTCTGTAATTATGGGCGATATGGTTTCGTTAAACTCTGCTATTAATTTCATTTACTATTTCCTCTATTGAGACACCAAATTCTTCACCCATGTTCCTCATAACCAGTTTGATGTCTTTAAATTCTTTTTCTGCACTCTTTAAGTCTTTATAAGGACTTGTTCCTGTAAAGTTTTCACCATTTACAAATGCGTGTACTTTACCTTCGTGCATTGCAAAAACGATATCAACGTTCTTTCCACCAACATTAACAGTATCATGTTTAAGTTCTTTATGCCCTGTAGGAAGTTTAAACTTCGCTTCATGCAACTCATGTACCATAGTGGTAAAAGATTTCATTGTTAACCTTCTTGTTCTTCTTTCTGAGAATCCATCCAATTAGTTTGACTTTCAACTCTTTTAAAATCAACTGTTTGTGCAGCTTTCTCTTTGATACCTTGATGGATTAAGTCTTTTGCACCCTGCAATTCACCCTTTTCTATCGTATCAACTATTTCTCTCGCAACTTTACTCATTAATCATCTCCTTGTTCGTTTGAGTCGTAAAACCCATCACCACCACCAGTGTCACCACCGTCAGCCTTTTCTTGTTCGATTTGGGAATCAATATCTTTGATTTCCTCTTCGGTCTGTCTTAGTATATACTTTCTAACGTATTCTTTACTGAAGTATTTACCAACATACTCACTAGCAGTCTGAAGTGCATCTAATCTCTCTCTAAGAATCTCCTGTTCTTTCAACTCTGTAAAGTGGTTGTCTGCAGTATAGTCATATTGTATAAAATCTTTCATTTTATCAAACTCTTCACCCGAAACAACTTCTTTAAGAATTAACTGAGTTCTTAACAAATCAGTAAACACTCTAGCAAACTTCTTCTGAAGTCTGTTAGTGAACTTATTAAACTTAAGTTCGTCTCTAGAAATCTCCGAAGAACGACCCATATTGAATCCGTTATCCGACTCCATTCTAGAACTTGGAACATTTAATGACTGATATAACTTCTTCTTGAAGTATTCTACATCGTCAATTTCTGCGAGGTTTTGTCCACCAGGCAAGGTTGTAATTTCTGTTCCTCTACCACCTTCTCTTCTTGGCAACCAAAAATCTTCCAACATACTCATATGTTTTCTATCATCTTTGATTTCACCAGTATCTGCATTGTAAACAAGTTTATTTCTATACTTGTTCATTACATCTGCAAGATATTGTTCTGCTTTTGCCTTTGGAAGATTACCTACGTCAATGTAGAAAATCCTTCTTTCAGGTGCTCTAGACAATCTATAGATTACTAGTGCATCTTCCATCATTGATAACTGATTCGCAGTCTTCAATGCTTTGTGCAAATACCCAATAACTGCATTCTTGTTAAAATCTAACAATCCTGAAGTAGTATAAGTCACTGCCTCAGGTGCAATTCTGACTGTTGTACCTTCATTAGTACCAGTCTTGTCGAAACCTTTATCGTTGAAAATGTAAAATTCTTCCGTCTTCGTGACAATGTCTACACCTTCTTTCTTGTCTTTCTTAGTCTCAACATTTCTGACCTTCTTAATCTTAAGAGGGTCAACCTGTCTGATGTCAACAATACCAGCTTTGGTTCTGTTGCTATCAACTACCTTATGGAAGTAAATTCTTCCATCGATGTACCATTTTCGGAATATTTCATGAGAGTTCTGATTGAACTTCATCATTGATAGGATGCTGTAAAACTCGTCTTGCATCTTTTTCTTGATGCTATCAGAGAGCTTCACATCTCTGAGGTCGAGTGTCACTATCCTATCGGCGCTATCCGATGTGATACACTCATTCACTATATCTTCAATAGCCGCATCGCATTCAGGTACTAAGGAAGTTTCTCTGTATCTTCGAATAAGTTCAACCTCATTCTTGATACCCCCTTCCATATCGACATAGGCACCATAAGCACCACCTGCGATATAACCTGCTTGTTGAGCGACAATGGGTGTTCCATCATCGTCAACTTGAGGGACAAAACTTTTTGCAGTTTTGACCTCTGCGGCTCTTAACTCGTCTTTTTTACGAGTGATTTCAAATCCAAATATATCCATACTATTATTTATACCACCTTAACATAGTGATATTCTTCACTGTTCTTTAAAGAGAACTAAATTACTCTTTCCCAGTGAGAATATGTGAATGTCACTGCGAATTCTTCTAATTTATTTTCTTCTTCAAAGCTTAGTGCTATTGAACCGATTTCTTTAGGGAAGCAGTTGAAAAATTCATATCTCGCCAGGACTGAGTCGTCTTTACTTAACTGTTCGACAAATGCTCTTGATAACAAGTAGTCTGTTGTTGCTGAACCTATTGATGTTCCGTGACCCTGTATTTCTTGTTGCCATTGTTCTAATGCAGTTCTAGCGGAGAATTCATTATCGTTGATAATTGTCACTTCCCAATCTGCATAAGTTCTATCACCAGCAAGTTTAAGTGTAGTTCCTTTATACTGAACTGGCACTTCACCGAGTGTAGCAGCAGGTATCGAAGCACCTTTTGCTAAGAATTCGATTTTATTTCCTGCACGAGGAAGAAAGACTCGGAATCTGTTTCCCCTTGGGCCACCACCGATTAATTGTGCTTTAAATTGGTCTATTGTTGACATTTATCTTACTCCTGTTAAACTGCTGAATAGATTTCTTCGAACTGAACACCACTTCTAGCAGCGACAAAGTTCAA